GTAATTCTTAAACCGAACTTGGAGATGAACTCAGCATTGTCTCCAAATCCCATGACGTTTTGAAGCAACATCTCAATTTGAAAATGTTCTTGATACTTAGAGTATCTAACCTCGTTAAGAGTGTTATCTTTTAGAGCTATTCTAGGAATGTAGTATATGTCTGTTCCGAACAGTTTAATTTGTTCGTCCACAAGATCCTGTGCGAGACCTTGCTCACCGCTGTGTCCTGAATAGTAAGTTGGAAAGTAGGGACTAGTAGGCATCTTATCCGATCATATCCATAGGTGGGATGGCGTACTTACTGAGAACTTCGCTTTCGATTTTCTCAATCTCGCCTAATGCGTCTGTATACAATTCTCTACCATTAAGCGTGATACCGCCAGGTAGTTGAACGTTGTTATATTTAATCAAGTTTTGACCCCACTGTCTCTTCATAAGAGCAGTAGCATATTTCTTGACAAACATATCATTATTCATCTCTGTAGCATCTGTAGGATCAATCATCCTATGTGCCTCAATTACAAGATAGGTATCTTCTTTGAGGAATGCTTTATTGATGTCAAGATATAAACGATCACGACGCTGTGTATATCTGAACTGTTGGAACGAACCATTATTCAGAATCATATCTAGAGTTTCTAGATACTGCTTATTCATAAAGTAGTTGACAATATCAAGAGATCCGAATGCATATAGATCATTCAGAAACATCTGATACTCAACACCAAAGAGATTAGATCTAATTGAGTTGCTGACTAAACCAAAAACTTTGCTGATGCCAACTACATGATCTGGAACTGGAATATAGTTGGTAGACTCTTCCCAATTTGTTGTTCCAGATGATGTTGTTGCTTTATTATTGAAACGAGTTATATCGTCAGCAGTAATCTCATGCCTCAGAAAACATCTCTCCATACCGTTGTAACAGTTCTCTTGGAAGAACTGGTAAGTATCATCAATAACATTATTTACTTGCTCATCATCAATGTTAACTTGTAATACAGGCTCACCAAGTTGCCTCTTACAATATGTGATAAGATCAGCTCTTGAATTTGGAGACGCCATTACACACAAAAATCCCTTCTTACCTATTTAGGAAGAAGGGATCTGAGAGTTATTCTTCTGTTGTTTCTGCCGCTGGTGCTGCTTCTTCTTCAGGTTTGTCTTCTAGAAGACCTAGAGTTTCTAGACCTCCTTCCAGTTTAATTTTATATTCTTTTGCTTTGACTAGATTTGTTTCTAGTTCAGCAATTTGCTTTTCAGTTGTAGCAATTTGCTCTTCAAAATTAGACTTAAGTTGTGCGGGATCCATAGTTATCACATGTAATTGTGTATATCAATATTTATATTAGTAATCAAAAACGTTTGTTATGTTTTTGTATAAATCTTTTAGGGTGATAGGATAATGATGATCTTCTGGTGGAGTTGGCCAATTTACACTAGAGCGATCAATTTTTTTAAAATCTTCCTCACTCATTCTGATTTGATCGGGATTTGTATTTTGTGGCAAATCGCGAAGTGCTTGTAGATAATTTTTCCATACCGGTGGAAGTTCTTCTCCTAGAGACATTGCTTTTACAACTCTCCAATTACAAAGTTCCATCTCTTTATCACGTTCTCTTCTCAAAAGACGCATAGGTTCTAGTCTTGATTTTTCAACACACCATGCTTCTAAATCTGCTTCATTTGGACGAGGTGATGAATCCAACCAATTAAGACTTTGGTTATCATTTTTATCGACAGAAACAGACCACTCGGCATTTGGATATAATGCAGCGAGGGCGTGTGACCAATCATAATGCATCTGAATGTTAGCCATTATTAAGTTCTCCTATTAATACGTATATTTATTATTGAACTATTTCCATTATACTAGAAATAGTACATCCATTTTCGTAACTATTTTGTGCCAAAGTACCTTGACACCTATTCAAGTAAAACGTATATGTTCCATTACTCGAAGATCTTACTGCTAATCCATATGTATTTTCTTGACCTGCTATTGCGGTATCAAAAACATTAATGTACCAATTTGACATAGTAGAACTTTGGTTTCTATCATACCATCCAGAACAATATCCACTCCAGCGAGAACCCGCTGATGTTGTGTGTGATTTAAACTCAACTCCATTTTTCATAATAAGGATGACAACATCTTGATGAACTTCTCCTGAAAGCATCCACTTTACTGATAACAACGAACCCGTATATTTCGGTGTAACTGAAATATTTGTATTGGGCATCGAGTTTTGGTTATTGGGACTAGCAGTGAAAGATTGCCTCCCATCGTATCTTGCCGTAACAAATTGAACTGGTGTTCCTTTCGATGATGCAAAAGCATTATCTCCTAGAGCTATGCTAGTGTTGCTAGCAATTTGAACTGCGGATCCTGTTTTTGGTCTAATTGTTTTTACTGATAATTTGCTCATGGTGCTATCTCCATTACGTATCCGGCAGATACAGTGTTTTCGTAGGCGTTTTGTCCACCTCTACTGTCAGTTCTATTTAACCAATATGTATAATTGGCGTTATTTGAAGATCTATTGCCAACACGATATACAATCTCATTACCTACTGGAAAAGTTGCATTGGATGGTGCTTCATCATACCAAACAATGCTATTATTATACTGAGTGCTATTCTGGTCTCTATCATACCAACCGTGAGATACCCCACTCCAACGCTGTGCTCCTGCATCAGTATTATATCCAATGAGTGAACTACCTCTGTATACAGTAAACATATGGTCGTGTCCAGTGGCTTCTCCATTTACCATCCAAACACATTGGAATGAAGATCCAGGAACTGTCCTTCTGATAGTAATATCTAATGCACTTAATATATTCCAATTATTATTATTTGCCGCAACAGATAAACGTCGGTCTTCTTCTACATAAGCAAAATTAACAACAGATCCAGGAAGAACTAATCCTCCGGCAATTGAAGAATCACCAAAAGAAATAGCTCCGTTATCAGATTCGATAGTATCTACAATAATTTCCGACATTTTATTATTCCTCTATTTCGTAAATAATCATACTGGAAACACCACACTCATATGAGTTTTGTCCATTACTGCTACCACACCTGTTGATGTAGTTTGTGCTTTGGTTTGTATTACCCTCTCGACTAACAATCCTGTAAGTATTATTATTTGTATTTCCAGGTTTGTAAAATACCATAATAAACACATCACCCGGTGTTGAGCTATTGTTATTTGCTCCATCGTATGGACCACAAGTAATTCCACTCCAACGTTGGTTTCCAGCATCATCATTATATGAATCATATGCCGCAGTGGTTATGTGAGATCCATTTACAGTATATCGAAATACTGTATTGTGGTATACATCTCCAAGAATTCTTGCTTCGATAACTACTTTAGAACTAGCAAATTTACATTGTAAATCTACTTGCATTCCAGGAACGTTTGTCGTGACAGATCCAGTATTACTAGTAGCATTTTGCCAAGACGTTCTGGTTTTATATGTAACATGCTTCATTTGCACAATTCTGCCGGGATATGAAATACTGCCACTATCAGCAATAGTCAATCCCCCGACAAAATTAATAGCACCTGAAGGAGATTCTATCTCCCGTACAATAATTTTACTCATTGTAAAAATGACTCTTTATCATATTATTTATCATACTACAGACCACGCTCCGCCATTTACAATCGTGACAGTATTACCAGACGCAATTTCAATTGGACCAGCAGACATACAACGATCAGATGCTGTAATTGTTATATTGTCAGTTATAGTAGATCTGTTTCTTTTGATGATTCCGTATTTGTCGATATACTGTTTATCTCCATTAATTTTTAATCCATTGGAAATTTGACCACTACTGAAGGTACCACTCTGAATATTCATAGAAGATCCAGAAACGTCAATTCTATTAGTGGCAGCTGTGCCAATTCGGAATGTTCCGTCAATTTCACTGTTTCCAGTAGCTTTAAAAGTGCCGGAAACTTGTAAAGTGTATGTTGGATCTGCTACATTAATTCCAACCTTAGATAGTCTGTAGATGTCATTACCGTTACTGGCTTCAGTCCAACGCGAAGTAACAAACTCAGCATTATTCTGGAAGAGTTGACCATTAAAATTAACATCTCCTTGAATGTTGAGTTGATAATTTCTATTGGTTCCACTTTCTGGATCAGTTCCACTAGTTGCTGTGGTATTAATACCAACTCTATTTGAATCACCAGCAACAGTAATTGCTGGAGTTCCATTCCAAGTTGTTCCGCCATTATTGGTGGATGCTTGAATAGTAAACAAGTGGTTGCCAACTAGTTGGTTGCCAATTCTAAAGTTTCTATACGAAGAAGATCCACGGAAGACTAGAGGAGCACCAGAGTTATCATTATCAGTGTCGATAGTAACGCCTGTTTGGAACATCGCGTTACCATTAACTTCCAGAGT